GCATCGGCATCGGACATGCCTACTGGCAACTTGACGGGGTCGCCGCTGTCGAAGTCGAGCAGCTCGTGGCCTTCGTGCCATGGCGTGAGCGTGCCGTCAGCGTTATGGCGCAGTTCCAGCGGCGTCGCAGTGGCCGGAGTGGTGCCGACGCGGCCGAGAATGCGCGGCGTCAGTGCCGCGTCTCGTCGATCTCCATCTGCCACAGGCTCAACCGGCAGACTGCTTCCTGCAGGTGCGTCGGCACTTCGATCCATTCGTCGCTCATCAGCGACAGGTCGTGAATCTCCGCCGCTTCGTGCGACAGCAGCACCCCGTTCATCACCGCTTCCAACAGGGGCGGAGGAAGCGTCTGCCACGTCGCTGATGTCATTGGGCTTCCATTTCGCAGCGGGTTGGTTGTGGTTGCCGGTGGCCAGCCAGGCCTTGAAGTTCGGCATGTCGAGCGCATGCCAGGACATCACGCCGTCCCAGCCGGCGTCGTAGTTCGACCGGTACGCCTCGATCGCCTGGCGCGCGTCGTCGTAGCCGATCATGACCTTGTGCTCATCGAAGCGCCCATTGGGCGACTTCTGGTCGATCACCAGCACGCCGCCGTCGTAGTCCTCCGGCGTACCGGCCTTGACGAAGGTGTCGATGTGGTCGCCGTCTTTGCCGACCGTGCTGCGGATGTAGCCGTAGTGGTCATTCATCCGAACCGACCAGGCCTTGCCATCGGCGTCTGTGCCAGACCGTTCGCTGCCCTGCGGGTTCTCGATGCTGATGTTGAGGCCCGCGATGCGGGTGTGGCCGAGGCGGTAGTTGCCCGCGGACTTCTGCGCCGGCGTCGGCTCCGGCAAGTCGTTCTCCGGCGACGTGGCCGCTGCGTGCGCGGCGGCGTCGACTGGCGCCGGTGGAGCAACCGGAACGGCCTCGACCGGTTCTGAAGGCGCGTCCAAGCCGGTGAAGTCTTCCGCTGGCGGCGCGCCCTCGGCGACCGGCGCCGCCGGCGAAGCTGGTGCGGGGTCAGGCTGCGCGGCGGCGCGCGCCTCCATCTCCTGCTTCACAGCGTCAACGCGCTGCTGGAGCGTCGCGAGGAAGCCCGCCTTCGCGCCAGGCTTCTTGGTCATGCCGGCGCGCTCGAATTCGTCCATCGCCCGGGCGGCCATTTCGACTGCCTGGTTGCCAGTGCGCTCCATCGCGGCGTCGCGCAGGCGCACGGCCGCTTTGGCGCTCAAGCCGAACTCACTGGCGGCTTGGTTGATGGCGTCGGCGATCAGTTCCTGCGGGTCGAGCTGAGCCGGCTTCGTGCTGGCGATGGTTTGGTCGGCGTTCTGGATCGCGTTGCGCGTTGAGCCGATGGCCGCCGGGCCGCCGCCCATGACGGCGGTCTGGGCGATCGTGACCTTCAGCGTCTCGCCAGCTTGGTCGAGGTACTGGTCTAGCGTCGCGTCCGGGCTGAGCGCGGCCGGGCCCATCTTGTCAGCCATGAACTGCATGGCCGTGGTGAGCTGCTCGCCGGGGATCTCCTTGGCCAGCATGCTGCCGAAGGCCTTCGAGAGTTCGCCGGTGGGGATGTGCTTCGCGAGGCTCTTGATCAGCTTGATCTGCTCCGGGAAGCCGGCGCGCTCGCCGATCGCCTCGGCCAGGCCCATGATGCCGGCACGCTTGAGCGACTCCTCGGTGCCGAAGCCAGCGTTGCGGCCTTCGTTGTACTCGGCGAGAGCCGACTGTGCGAACAGCGTGCGCATCGCCGGGCCGCCGACGGCACCAACGGCGACGGCAGGCGCAGAATTCAGGATCGACGCCGTCACGTCGGCCACGAGCTTCTCGCTGCCGCGCAAGTCTGTCGTCGAGCCGGATGCAAAGGCCTTCGCGGTCTTGTCGGTGTCGGCGGCGAAGTCGGCCACCTTGTCGGCGCCGAACAGGTCCGCCGTCAGCCTCACGGCGCCAACGCCCGTTTGTCCGAGCTGAGCGACGCCCGCCGCCGCGCCGCGCGCGACGGGGTTCTTCGTTGACTCGCGCACGTCGACCGCCAGGCTGGCGCCGATCGGCATCTTGGTCGCCTCGGCCGGTGCGCGCTTGGCGTCGATCGCGGCCTGGAATCTGGGTTCCGCGCCCGGGCGAATGCTGGCGCCGGACGCGGCCTCAAGCGGCGTCTGCGGGTACGCAAGCGGGCGCGAGTACCCGAGCGGGTTCGCGTTGTCGAGCGCTGAAGGCGGCGGCTCTGGCGGCGCCTCCTGGTTGTACATGTCGCCGGCGACGCCAATCACCTTCTCGGCCGCCATGCCGGCGATGCCCTTGATGGCGTCGCCGACCGCGCCAGTGACGTCCGACATCGTTGTGTCGGTCCCGGTGGGTGTGAAGACCTTCGCTTCTGAACGAGTGCCGCCGCGGCGCTTCATCGGCTGAACGTTGCTGCGCACGTTTCGGTCGAATAGGCGCTCGCGCAGGGTGGGGCCGTGCGGGACAACGCTGCCGCGTCCGGCGCCGGCCCCCGATGGCGTCACGCCTTCCGGCAATGGACGCTGCGCCGACGGCGCGATCGGGTTGGCCGCGATGTGCTCCTCGATCAGCGACATGGCGTCGTCCTGCGAGGTGCCCTCCGGCACTTCGAAGCGGCCAATTCGGCCGTCAGGGAGTTCGAATCGTGCGATGGGCATGTGTCACTGCTGCTCGAAACCGAGGAACTTGACGCCGGTCTTGCCGGCGGGCTTCGGTGTGGCGGCTTCCGGCTCGCCATCTGGCACGGCCTTGCCGATCAGCATCGTCTCGGCCTGCGCGCGCAGTTCCTCGGGCGACTTCTTGAAGCCGTCGAGCGACTTTCCGAGGTCGCCGGCCAGCTTGTCGACGCGCTTGGACCAGGCCTCGCCGCGGACCGGCTTGCCGTCGATCGACAGGCGCTTGGTCTCTCCGTTGCGGAAGACGATGATCTTGAAGCCGTCGTTGTCGGTCTGCACGCTTTGGACGTTGCTCCCTTTGCCACCGCCGCCGCCGCCACCGCCAGCGCCGCGCTTGTTGGCAACGGCGATCGATGTTTCAGCGCGCGTCTCGGCGACATCCTGCCGCCCCTGGTTTTGCAAACCGATTTCGGCCAGCCGATACCCATGCTTGACCTTCTCGGTCTCGCGGTTCTCGGAGCCGCGAGCGGCTTCTCTCTGCTTCAGCGTTTCGAGTTCAGCCGCCTGCTTCGCCGCGGTCATGCGTTGCTGCAGCTCGTACTTGCGCACTTCGGTAGGGTTCATCTGCGCCCACTTGACGCGCTCGACCAGTTGCTCCCTGGTCATCGGCTTGAGCGCTGTGCCATCCGACAACTTGAAGACGTACCGCTCGGAAGGCATGTCCTTGCCAGCCACCGCCATGCCAGACGCCCCCTTGAAGCCCAGGCCGCCGGTCTTATCCACCTGCACGTCGGCGATGTCCTTGCCGTCGTAGATGGTCGGGTAGACGGCTCGCGCGAGCGCCACCGGATCGCTGTCGCTGTCGTACTGCTGGAGCGCCTTGCCGATGGTCGTCTCGCGCACGCGCTCGCGCAGCGGCATCGCCTTGGCCTCGTTCTCCATCCAATCGTCCCACCGGCCGCGGCTGGCGAGTGCCCCGCTGCGAGCGTCGAGAGCCTTGATGAACAGACCCTCGTCAGCTTTGAACGGCATCGCCTGGAACCCGTCGGCGCTGCCCTTCGTCTTGGACCACTCCAGCAGCGCCGCAGCCTGCTGGGCTTCGTGTTCCTGCTGCGCCCGCGCCATCACCTCCGCGCCAGCCTTCGAGGCGGCGTTGATGTCGTCGCGCCGCTTGTTCTGCTGCTCGACCTGGTCCTGCTGCTGACGCCACTGGCGCCCCTGCTGGTAGAGCCCAAGAGCGTTCGTGAGCCCGAGACCTTGCTGTGCCATGTCAATTTCCCTTCGCGCGCTTGGACTTCACCGCATCGAGCCGCTTTTGCATCGCGGCGACCTGCCGAGTCATTTCCTGGATGGCGGCGATCTGCACGCCGTTGGCGTCGATCGGGTCGGCGTTTGCGAGGCCGCGGCGCACGGAAGCGCTGTCGCCGCCGGGCGTCTTGACGTTCTTGGACGACATCGCCATCCGGTCGAGTTCGCGCTGCCGGCGCTCCTCCGCGGCGATCAGCGCATTGAGGTCGACGCCGTCGATATCATCCTCGTTCGAGCCGGCATCGTCGCCCATCTTGCTGGCTTGCTGGCCCATCTGCTGGTACTGCTGCCCGGTCAGGCCGCCGGCAGCCCCAGCGCCGCCGCCACCCCCGGCGGAACTCGCGCCATACCCTGATGTACCCATCGCCGAGTCGATCAGCGCTGGGTTGCTGGCGCCCATGTTGTATCCGGCCACGCCGCCGGCGCCGCTCGCCGCTCCCGTGTAGCCGAGCCCGGCCGAACTCAGCCCGTAGCCACTGGTCCCGGCGGCCGACTCGATGAGGGCCGGCGTCCACACCCCGCTGCTTCCGGCCGCGGCGCCGCCGCCCCCGGCCGCAGCAGCTCCGCCGCCCGCGCCTGCACCGGCGCCCGCGCCCGCGCCGCCCGCGCCACCACCCGCCAGCGCCCCGGCGCCGAAAACCGCGCCTGCCACGAGGGCCGCCCGTCCGATGCCACGCTTCGGGTCCTTCTCGACCTTGCGCGACTCATCACCGAGGATCGTGCTGCCGTCACCGCCGAACGCCTTGCTGACTCCGTGATCGATCGCCGCGACGTTGTGTGCGTCGCGCTTCATGACGAACTCGAACAGCCCGTGCGTCAGCGGATCCCACTTCTTGTTGCTCTCCCACTGGCCACCGAAAAACTTGTCCCATGCATTGCTCATGCTTCCGACTCCAGCGCCGACAGCTCGCGCTGCAGGTTCTCCATCTGGCTTGACAACTCCTTCAGCGCCGCGGCATTGGTCTTGCTCATCGCCACCATGTCGATCGCCTTGCCGCCAGGTGCATGGCTGTCGCCAAACTCGCGTTGAACGTCCTCCGCGTACGGGCCAACGTGTGAGCCGCTGTCGCCCATGCCAGGCTTGTAGGTCCAGTGGTCGACCTTGAGGTCAGACAAACCACGAAGCGCCTCCTTGCCGTCGACGGAACCCTCGGTCGTCTTGGCGTCCTTCGAGCTCGAATACATGCCGTAGGCCATCATCCCGGCGCCGAGCATGTCGCCGAAGATGCCGTTTTGCTGGCCGGTGGACTGGGCCGACGCCTGGTACTGCCCGAGCAGGCCGTTGATGCCGACGCCGTAGCCCTGCAGAGCTTGGTTGTAGCCGGCGCCAGTGAGGCCTGACAGGCCACTCACCGCACCCATGGCGCCCTGTCCGTTGGCCTGCGCGGCCTGGCCGGTCTGCAGCCCGGTGTTCGTCAGGCCGCGCCCGAAGTTCGTGGCGGAACCGAGCAGACTCAAGCCAGTCGCCTCGACGTTGCGGCGGGCGGTGTTGCCAGCGCCCGCCTTGGCCACGGCCTCTTGGATGTTCAGCGCATTGTTCAGCGCAAGCCCACGTCCGCCGCCGGCCGCGCCCTGGGCAGCAAGGTTCTCGGTGAGCCCTTGACGGGCGGTTTGGAAGTTGCCAGCGACACCGGCCTGCGCCTCCGACGCCGCTTGGTCGCGACGCGCCTGCGTGTCGTAATTGGCCACCGTCTCGGCCATCTTGCCTTCGAGCGGTTTGAACAGCGTTTCGTACTGCTCCCACTGCTCATTCGAGCGGCCCATGTTGGCGCGCTGCTGCTCCTGATTGAGCGCGATTTGCTGCTCATAGAGAGGGGTGAACTTGGCGAGCAGCGCTTGCTGGGCATCGAATTGGCGGTTCGCAAGCTCGATGCTGTCTTTGGAGGCTTCACCGATCTGAGGATCGGGACTGGGCGCATTGGTTTCGATGATCGTCTCCTCAGAGGGCGTTGCCCTCGTGGTACTTCGGTTGGTTCAGCCAGCGGCAGTTCGCCAGCATCATCTTGAACATCAGCCCGTGCTCATCGCCGAACCAAGCCTCGAGCCTCGCCTCAGCGACGAAGCCCATCTTTTGCAGGACCGCCTGCGTGCGCGTGTTGCTCTCGCGCGTGACTGCGTGCATGCGCTTGCATCTGAGATCAATGAACGCCGACTTGCAGATCTGCCGCGCAAAGCGTCTCCCGGCAAGACCGTGGTCCGCCTCGGCCCACATAGACAGTTCGCACTTCACGCCCGGCGTGATGCCGGTGAACACGGCTTGGGCCAGCACGCCAGATCGGCTGATGACGGTGAGTAGCCTGTGATTCCACTCGTGGCAGTAGTGCCCACCCAGCTTCTCGCTGGCCAGCTTGAAAAGTGCCGGGCTTTGGGACGGGTCGATCCACATGCCGACATCCTCACCCGCAACCGCCACACACTTTCGCGCGTCAGATCTGCGTTTCGACAACCTGCACGAAAGCTGTGCCGGTCAAGGTTGCGCTTGCCCCAGCGCTTACGGCAGCCCCTGCGGCGTCGTACGTGTAGCAGTCGTCGATGCCAAGGCCGAAGTGGTAGCTGCCACTGAGGATCTCGTCGCGGTCACTCTGCGCGCCGAGCGAGACATTGAATGTGGCGATTAGGCTGCTGCCGACCAACACCGTCTTGGCATAGACCACGGCCTCTCTGATGACGCCAACCGCCGGTGTAGGGCTGCGGCGAAGCAGCTTGACGCGCACTTTCGCTGCGACAACGCCGGACGCGCTGCCAAACGTGGCCACCAGTTGAACGTCGCTGTACGTGGTCAGGATCCCGCGGTTGTAGACGTGGGTGACGTCCTGCACCCAATCGCCGTATGTGTCCGGGAATGCGTTCCATGGGTTGGTTGCAGCGGGCCACGTTTCCGAGATCGATGTGGTCGTGTCGTGGCTGTTTTTGGTGTAGTCGTTCGGATGAAGAAAGATGGCATTCGCGTAGAGGTTGCCGGTCGCGTTGTCGAACCGGAACCCACTGGTGTTGGCGACGTAGTTGTCCGATTCGAGGCTGTCGGCGTCGATGACGATCCCGCCAATAGTCCCCCCGCGGAAATCAACCTCGCCATCCCCGTCGATTCGCCAACCGTACACGCCCGGGTCGTAGCCAGTGCTCTCGATGAACTCACCGACCGCGATTGCGCCGGCGGTAATCTTGCCAGCGGACAGGTCCGCGATGTGGTCGTTGCTCAGTTGGCCAGCAACGGCGCTCACTCCGTTCGTCCCGCCTGATGCGGGCGTCTGCGGCGCGATTTGGTTGTAGTCCTCGGCGTGGCTCACCGGCTGGGCCCAGAAGTGCCCTTGCACCCCAGGCTCAGCGGCGATCACCAGGATGACATTTCTCTCGGTGACGGTGCCGACTTGCACTGCGTCGCCGAACGTTGGCAGCGGCCCAGCGCCGCTGTAGTTCGCCTGATAGATGATCGAGTACGCGTTGCCGCCGCCTTGACGGTACGTTGGAGCGTCGAACTCGACAAAGAACCCGGTTGGGATCGATGTGACAACCAGGTTGTCGAGAGGCTCGGGTGGCGTCAGGTCATCCCAGCCACTCAGGCCGCCCCGCGGCGGCGGCTCGAATGAGCCTGGGATGCCGCCACCAGGCGGCGTGAGGGTGTACTCGGCCAACCCGTTGGCAACCGCATCGCGCCAGGTGATTGTCTTGTCGAGCGGGTCGCCGTCTTCTTCAGGCTCTCGCGTGAGCGTGTGCTCCTGCAGAGCCGTCAGCGCGCGGCGCATCTCGTCGATGTCGGCCGCCGGTGAGATTCGCGCGATGGCGGGGGCGTAGCGTGAGGTCATGGCAGATCCATCACTTCCTCGGCAAGCACCACGCCTTCGATCGGCCCCGTCCCGGTCAATTCAAGTTGGAAGTCGCGCGCGACGTACCCGGACGGCAAGCGAAATGGGGTCCGACCGGTCAGCGTCTGCGTGTGCTTCAGGACGCCGTCGGCGTACATCTTCAGGCTGGCACTGGTGTAGGTCGTTCCCTCGACCAGCGCGGCGCCAGGGTTCGTCTCGTGATTCGCGCGAACCTTGCCGGTCTTGAACGTGGCCGACTGCACCGCGCCCGAGTACCACTTGCGAATCCGGAACGCGCTGTCGAGCAGGTACAGGTTGCCGCTCACGGTGTCGGTGAACACACCGAAGGCTCCTTGGTCCAGCCAGATCACCCACTGCGGGTCCACCACGCTGACCATGAATCCTTTGCGTACGGAGCCGGTGTAGTAGAAGCCGATGTACCAGCCCTTCCAGAACGCGCCGATGATGGAAGAGGGAACGAGCGCGCGCCACGTGTCGACGTCGATGAATCCTTCTGTCAGGATGCGGGCGCCCTTGGCGCCGTAGTAGCACAGGCCTTCGTTGCTGGCCCAACAAGCACCGTGCTTAACGCTCACCACAGATCGCTTTGATACACAGGCTTGGTCGAAGTCGGTCGGCATGTCCTTCATGTTTCCGGGCGACGTGCCGTTGACCACGCGCGGCTGGCCGGTCGTCGCCAAGAACCAGTTGGTCCCGAAGACGGCAGTGCCGACGATCGTGTCCGGCACAACGCCCTCGTACTCGATCGGCCATGCGTGCGGGTAGTTCGGCACGCACAGCCGGTAGCTCTTGCCGACGAACCCTCCCGCCATGCCATTCCACAGTGAGGTCAGGCCTTTGAGGGTGTCTGGAGGCTCGATCCATGTAGGCGCATTGGTTGCGCCGCCGGTTTGCAGCGTCAGCCCGCGAACAGATCCGTTGTCGCTGTGGCTGGCCGTGCCAGTGGTGATCTCCGCGATGCGCAAGAACACGCCGCCGGTGGAGACGTAGATGCGCCGCTTCGTGATGCCGTGGGACCCGCCAGGAACGGCAGCGAAGCCGTTCAGCAAGACCGTGGCGCCTGACTTCACTGTGATGCTCTCGGTCAGCGCGTTGGGGGCCGACTCGTCGCCATTGGCGCGCATGAACGTGTCGAGGTACACGCGAGTTTCGTCCGGTCCCGTGCCAGGCGTAGTCTCGGTAGCGGTCATCGCAGCGGTCGGCGCGGGCACGCCCAGTGTGACCGAGCCGGCAGGGTAGGGCGGCGATCCGCCAATCAGCGTGCTGTCGGTGTACCGTGGCTTGACGCCGTCCGTGTAGTAGGTGCGCTCCGTTGTGTCCAACGCGATCATCGAGCGCATGTAGTCGACGTCCGAACTGCTTGTGAGCCAGATGTCGGTGCCGTTGTCCGCCGGCGCGGTGTCGCGGCCGAACCGATACGCGCTGATCTGCTGCGAGCCAAGGCCCGTCAACGTATGGACTACATCGGCGGCCTTCAAGCCGCGGAAGTCACCGTGGCTGACGTCGAGGTTGACCGCGTCAACTCCTACGCCTGGCGGCAGCGGTGTCTTGTTGTTCCTCTGGGTGTTTGCACCGAGGAACTGTTGCAGTGCGATGAGGATGCCCATCAGCGAGCCTGCACACGAAGAGAGCGCCGCTTGACCGGACCGCCGAAGTTCGATGCTTCAAGAATCCCATCCTCGAACTTTGACAGCAGCGGCCCGGCCATCTGCGGGTTGGCCCACGGTCGAGTGATCTGCAACAGCAACTTGCCGGCGGCACCCGCGGCAATGTCCTCATGCCATCGATCGTAAATCCAGTCCGGAATGCCAGATGCGTCGAGGCTGGTCACGTAGGAGACGGTGCCGGTGACAACGGCCCCAGCGACTGACGGCGTGGGCGTGACTCGAATCGAGTAGCCGGACGGCTCTACGCCCAATTTCCATGTGTCAGCGGTCGCATCGGTATCGGTGTCGTCCTCTTCGCCAACGAGTTGCACGTCTACCTCCACGCCGTCTCGGTAGGCGACATGGATGTTGTTCAGACGTGCATTTGCCGGCAAGTCAAAGCCATAGCTCGCTTGTGCGGCAACGGTCGTCAGAAACTCGACCTTGCGAGAGCGCCAGACATTTGATCGCTCGAGGAACTCTCGGGCGGCCGACTTCACTTTGTCCTCGACCATGAAGGATGGGCACCCGGTGACGTAGGCGACTGCCTCGCTGATCATTTGGGCCCACGAGGTGTAGCCGGACGGGTCGATGATGATTGGCACTTCTTGCCCCTTCTACAACGCTGTTCTGGAGGGTCAGCCGGCCTTGAAGGCCACGACCTTGATAGTCCCGCTTGCCAAGTCGATTGCGCCGCCGCTGTTGTTCTTCTGCGTTACGGTGACATTGCCGGTGCCTGTCGCCTCGGCGAACCAGTTGATGTTGACGTTGGCCGCGGTGAACGAGGCGCTAGCCACATCACCAACCGCCACGCCAGGGACTGTGACGTTGAACGTCTGTGTCGCGCCCGCGGCAAGACTGGCTGGGTCCGTTGTGAGCGTGCCGCGCATCAAGCCGCCGACGTGACCGGTGCCGCTGCCCCAACTTATCGGCGTAGTGAAGTCGTCCAGCCTCAGCACTCGGCCGACCGTGATGTCTCTGGCGTTGTTGTCCAGCAGGATCCCGCGAGAACTCACGGCCGCCGGACTCTCGCCTACCACGTTGTCGATGGTGCAGTCCGAGCATGTGCCGGCGCCGGTTGCATTGAAGTACACCAACGCACCGACCGCTTCGCTAGCCAGGCGACCAGTGACCTGGCTTACTGAGAGATGGGTGACGTCACGCAGACGCAGCCCCGTCTGACCGACCTGTGTCGGGTCCTGCACATGCACGCCCTTGATGCTGCCGCCATTGACATTGATGACGTAAGCGCTGGCAGTGGCCGAGGCGGACCTTGTAATGTCCCAATTGCTGGCCCGCAAACTAATGTCGTGCGAAGCGCTGCCGTCGATGAAGACGCCGACGCCGGCGGCATCTGTCGCTGAGAGGTTCCGCATGACGAGCCGAGCAAACCCGGCGTGCACTGGCGTCACCTTGATGCCATCGCCACCAGAGTCATAGCTGTGGACGTTGTCAAGCACCCAATCGCCCTCGCGGTCGGTCTGGTTGTGCAGGGCCAATCCGATGCCGATCGAGCCGTAGATCCAACCGTTGATGATCGAGCCAGATCGACACTCCGCATTGATCCCTTGGCCGCTCGATCCGCGCAACGTGAAGTTCCAGTAGTGGATGTCCTCCGCTGCTGCGTGGGTGTCGACCATGTCGCCAGCGCCCATGCTGCCGCCTGTGGCGTAGCTTGTGTCCTCACCGGTAAACCCATTGAAGATGCACCGGCGCGGAATACCCTTCGTGGCCGCCGCGTTGTTGGTGGTGAAGATGTGCCGAACCTTGCGGCACGTCACCAGGCCAACGACACCATCCTGGCACGCATTGGTGACACTTACCAGGTACGCGGTGCCTGAGGCCTGGAAGTCGTCGCCATGAATTCCGTAGACCAGATGCCTGATGCAGTCCTTCAGGTATACGGCGCGATCGCTCAGGCCTTCGAAACGAACGTCTTGCACAAGCGGCCGATGGCACAGTTCCATCGTGACCGCGATGTGAGAATCGGCAGACGTCTTGTCGTCAAGGATGCGTCCCTTGCCGATCAGTGCAGCCCCTTCGGCAAGGGTTACCTTCGAAACGGTTGCCGAATCCGC